ACCACCAAGCTGATCCCCTGGATCAACAATCGCCGACGCCAGGCGGGCATCACACAATCGATGCTCGCTGTTGAGCTGGGCTGTACTCAGTCCCGCGTGTCTCAGCTGATGGCAGGCGAGGGCTCGATGTCTCTGGCGCAGTACGCGCGAATTGCAGACGTGGTGGGCTTCGATGCTGCTGAGGGTCTCCAGCTACTACACCCAGAGCGCCGCGGCGATGGTCGGGCATGTTGACGATACCTCGCTTGAATGGGCGTCTTCGTCGCGGTGGCTCTGGATTTTCTCGGTCTATCTCGCACAACCCCCAAAAAAATCCGGGCGTTACCATTCCTCAACGCTTGCGAGATAGGCCACCTTCTACGCTCTGGCCGGCGCTGAACCCGGTTTCAATTCCAGCCGGTCAGAGCACCTCTTGCAGTCAGGCCGACCACCTCACAAGCCGCGGTCACTTGCCGGTCGGTCTGGCTGCTCTGGGGCGCTATGCGTGATGTGCTCTGGTTCCGTGTCCACCTTGACCCGCGATACCATGCGATGCTCGGGCTGGAATGGCGAGGCTACGTGGGTACAGTTTGTGGTCAAATCCTGCTCATCGAAGACGTGGAAGGTGAGCAGCGGGTGATCAAGCCCGAGCAAGCCTGCCCGGCATGTCTCGCAGCGCTGGAGCGTGAGCAGTGACACCGACGCCCACCACGATCAGACTGGGCGCCCTCGTGCGCTCAGAGCGCATCTGGGTCGGCTGGGATTTCATGCGCCTGGCGAAAGAGGCCGGAATAGGGCGCAAACTGCTTCGAAAAATCGAGGCCGGGCACATCGTCATACTTGAGACGGCGATACACCTCCTGCACGTCCTTGAAGCTGGCGTCGGCGTCCTCCAGCTCGCCGAACATCTTCGCAACCACGAAGCACGCCATCGTGCCGCACTTCCTCCGCGCTGCTTTTTTTCCTCCCCACAGGCAGCGCAACCAATCCGCTGATATCCCGCCTCTTGTCTCGCCTATCCGGCCCGGCCTCCTCGGTCGGGTCGGTTTTATTTTGCGACTATTAATAATAGTCCTTGCACACCATTAATAAGGGTCGTATATGTTGAGTGTGGGCAGGGAAACAACCCGCCGCCAAACAAGGACAACACCATGACCGCAGAACAGATTTGGACCGAGATCGAAACCCTCCGCGACATCTGCCACCGAGGAACCGGAAAAGAGGAGGCAGCATTCAAGCGACTGGTTGATGCGGTCGGCGACCGCATCGGCGCACCGGCTGAGCTGCCCACAAGGCAGCGGCAGCGACTTATCGCAATCGTCAAGAACTAAGGACAACACCATGATCATCCGAAGCGCATCCGAGCATCGCACAGTCGTTAACCACCTCGCCGAGCGGCTCTCTGCCGTGTCCGAGCGTATCGAGAGCCTGAGAGAAGATATCGAGATTGTCGAGGAAGACCCGACCGACGATGCTGCCGACCCCGTTGCCTACCACAAAAACCTCTCTGAGCTGATGGGCCTCGAAGCAGAGCACGGCTACCTGACGCGCACCATTCAGCGTATCCGCATCCGTCCCGGTCGCGTCTACCCATACCGCACCTGACGGCCCGCCCCTTCGGGGGCCGTGTCCGCGCTGACGCCGCGCGCTGATGAGTCCAGGCAGGACGAAACACAAGAGGACAACATGACCCTAACCATTGAACACATCGACAGCATCACCATCGACGGCGCCACTGTCGCCGGTGACCTGCACATCGCCATGGGCTGCGCTGGCGACCGCTGGAGCCCACCAGAGTCGCCCAGCATATTCGCCGGCGACCTGACCACAGAGGACGGCGACAGCATCACCGTGGCAGAGTTGGACGAGAGCGCCCTTGACCTTCTGACGGAGCAGGTCTTGGGCCTGCCGTGCTGGGGTGCAGAGTGAGCGACCGATACGAACTGCTCACCGCCGACCGCATCGACTGGTCCCGGTTTGTTGCCCTCGGTGGCGACATTGAGACCGTCCGACGCGAGGCCATCGCGCACGGTGACCACCGACTGGCGCGCCTGGCAAAGCGCGCACAGGAGCGCAGACAATGAGCGCCCGCGTAGACCCTGCCGCCAAGCGGCGCCCGAATTCCTTCAGCATCTCCGACAACGACAGCGCCATCATCGACCAGCTCGCCGACCGGCTCGGCTGCTCACGCTCCGAGGTGGTCGTGCGAGCGGTTCGCCTCCTCACCCTCAAGCTCGGGAGCGACATGGCTGACGGTTGACCTCTATCAGAATCGCTTATATACAAGACCTGCCATCAGGCACAACACAAGGACAACAACATGCCCTGGACTCACACCCCAGACTACAACATCATCAACGGCGACTGCATCGAGCAGCTCCGCACCATCGAGCCGCACAGCATCGACCTGTCGGTATTCTCGCCTCCGTTCTCATCGCTGTACGCCTACACCGATGCCGATGCGGACATGGGGAACAGCCGCGAGAGCGATGATGAATTCCTGCTCCACTTCGAATTCTTCGCCGATGCGCTCCTGCCGTGCATCAAGCCGGGCCGCAATGTCATCATCCACCTTCAGCAGGTCTCGCGATTCAAGGTGCATCACGGCTACATCGGCCTCTTTGACATCCGCGGCGCTGTCACTCGCATCATGGAGAAGTCGGGCTTTCACTTCTACGGTGAGACGACCATCGACAAGTGCCCACAGGCTCAGGCCATCCGCACCAAGACCGCCTGCCTGACCTTCACTCAGAAGGAGCGCGATGCTTCGGTGTCTCGCCCTGCCCTCGCAGATCATCTCGTGATCTTCAAGGCGCCTGGCGGCAACCAGACCCCGATCAAGAATGATGTCAGCCGAGAGGAATGGATCGAGTGGGCGAGGCCCCTGTGGAGTGAGGATCACCGCTTCGAGCCGTCCAGCCTGCCCGGTCTGGTAGAGATGCTCGATGAGGCCAGAGCAGCCGGCATGGTCTCGCCGTTCTGGCGTGGCATCAAGGAGACCGACACGCTCAACACGCGGAGCGCCAAGAGCCCGAATGATGAGCGGCACGTCTGCCCGCTCCAGCTGCCGCTCATTGAGCGCTGCATCCGCATGTGGAGCAACAAGGGCGAGCGTGTCCTCTCGCCATTCATGGGCGTCGGCTCTGAGGGTGTGAGCGCCATCAAGCTGCATCGCAAGTTCACCGGCATCGAGTTGAACCCGCGATACTTCGGAGTCGCTCAGAAGAACCTCCGCATCGAAGTGGACGCACGAGGCAAGCAGGCGACGTTCGGCGCGCTGTTCGGAGGTGTCGCGTGATTACCATCGACATCCCCAAGACGGCAGAGGGCTATCAGACCTTCATCCAGTGCAAGAAGCTGCCGAGCTATCGCGTCGAAGGGCGCACCGTCATCACCGATGAGGTCAGCTATCGCGCTGTCTTCGGTGGAGAGCCGGAGGTCATCGACATCACCGGCGCAGCTCCGCACTTGATGCCGTTCCAGTCAGACCTGGTCCAGCGCGCTCTTGAGCGCCGGCACTTCGCCATCTTCGCTGACTGTGGACTCGGCAAGACGCCGATGTCACTGGCATGGGCTCATCATGTCGCGGAGAAGGGCAAGGTGCTCATCCTCACCCCGCTGGCAGTCTTCGAGCAGTGGAAACGAGAGGCGAAGCGGTTTCACGGCACCGACCTCATCGACCTCCGAGCTGGTGAGCCGTGGTCGGATGGCATCGCCATCCTGAATTGGGAGTCACGCCGAGACATCGACATGGATGGCGTCATCGGCATCGTGCTCGATGAGAGCAGCATCCTGAAGAATGCTGACGGTGATACTTCGAAGTGGCTCTGTGACCTGGCGGCAGGGTTGCCGTATCGGCTGGCTGTGTCGGCAACCCCAGCGCCGAACTCTCACTACGAATACGCGACCCATGCCCGGTTCCTCGGTCGCGCTCGCACGGTCAAGGAGTTTGCAGCGCGGTACTTCAAGAAGGAAGGCACCCAATGGAAGCTCCGCGGCCATGCCATCGACCCGTTCTACAACAACCTCGCCCTCTGGGCCACGTACGTCTACAGCCCTCGCTCTCTGGGGTACGAGCAGAGCACCGAGATGTCGAGCGAGCCCGACTACCGATATGAGCGACACGGGCTGCATGACGGCTTCTCGTCAGGCTCGGGTCAGCTGTTCGCTACCGCCAATGCAGCAGCGGACCGTTCTAAGGTGTTCGGTGAAATCCGATTCACAGCAGGACCGCGGCTCAACGCCATCTGCGACTATGCCGAGGGCAAGCGCCTGGTTGTCTGGGTGAAGCGCAACAAGGAGGAGGCCGTCATCGCCAAGGCCCTGCCGGGTAGGGTCGGTGTCATCAATGGGTCGATGCCGATTGAGAAGCGCATCTCCATCATCGACCGATACCGGAGCGGTGACCTTGATCACCTCGTCAGCAAGCCGTCTGTGCTGGGCTGGGGTGTCAACCTGCCGGAGTGCGACCACATGGTATACAGCGGCTTTGATTACAGCTTCGAGAGCTTCTATCAGGCTGTCCGGCGCGCTCATCGGTATGGCCGGACCGGTCGCCTTGAGGTGCTGGTGCCGTACACCGACCCCGAGGCGCCTGTGTTGACTGCCATCCAGGACAAGACGAGCCGATTCAAGACGGACTGCATCGAGATGCAGCGGAGGTTCCACCAATGACTGACGGAATCGTAAACCTCAAAGGGAAGCGCTACTACACCGTAGCCAGGCGCGTGCATGACTTCCGCGCGGCCTGCTCCATCGCTGACGGTTGGGGGCTGGTTAGCTCTATGGTCTCCATCGACGCCGAGACCATTATCATGCGCGGTGCTGTCATCGACCCACAGGGCCGAGAGGTAGCGGTCGGCTACGCTGAGGAGAAGCGCAGCAGCAGAGGCGTCAACAGCACCTCGGCACTCGAGAACGCCGAGACTTCAGCCCTCGGTCGAGCCCTCGCCGCTGCCGGGTTTGGCGGCGACGGGGCATACGCCAGCGCCGATGAGCTGACCAACGCACTGCGCCAGCAGGGACAACAGCGATCCAAGCCGGGGCATAGCTGGTCCGAAGGTGAGCGGCAGCAGTTCCTCAAGCACCTCGCCGACATGGGCGTCAGTGTCGATGAGTGCCGCAGCTACCTGACTGCGCGTGAATGGGGCTCTCCTGGTTTCTGGTCGCCAGAGGCCCGCGGCGCCTTCGTCGC